TCTCTAGAGAACCTAACGTGGATATTCTACTTAAAGCTAATTAGGATTCAGTTAACATCGGGGCACCAAGTGGACCAAGCAACTGAAAATCTTCACCAGCGGAGGACAAAATGGGAACAGGCTCAGTGTTACCAAACGCGTGAATCGATACCATAGGAAGGCGAATATCGTCAGGGGCAGTTCCGGCTCTGGGGAAAAGGGTAGTTGGGATGGCACTAAGTGTACTATAGAAAGGAAGAATGAAAGATTTGTGGGACTCAAAGTAGTTGGGGAAGAAGGCGACAGAGGCGACAGTTTCCGACTCCAAGTAATCTACCAACTTTGCCTTCTCATCAGTTGATGCCGTCGCAGGAGCATTCGTGAGACGTGGGATTGCAAGAATGCTGGCTCCCGCACTGTAGGGCACGATAAATCGCACACTTCCAGCGTAGGCTGCAAACGCCATTGAGAGATACTGGAGTAGAGAAGTCAACCGTATGTCACCAGTCGCCTCGGGAACGTGAACTAAAGGGAGATCTAGATACTTACCGGGGTCAACTTTCCGCACAAAACTGGGTTTCCTAATCAAATCACTAAAACTTGAATTTCCTTCTCCAATCAAATCACCTGCACTTGCAATTGAAAGGGGCAGGGCATCGATTCCGATCCTATCAGGAGGGTCGTCACCAGTACCAACACCACCTTGAGCCTTTGCGCGCTGCTGAAGTGAAGTTCGGCTTGCACCGGTTTCCAGGACATTGTCCTTTCGTTCACTCAAAGGTCTTAGGCGCGAAAGGTGCAGGTTCTTTGACGAGATCCAGACATTCAAGTAGATTGGGGGGATCTTCGGGGCAGGGTAAGCTAACCTATTCATGAGCGAAACAACCAATACTCCATTGCTGGAGTCCGAAACCTCATTTCCACGATGGATTGGGGCGGCCCTAAATGGATAGAGGAAGGGGACGGTGAGATTGACTTCAGTCTCACCCTGGATGTCTACTACTTTGTGATGGGCTAGGGAATACTCTGCACTATGAAGGGGCTTCTTTACATCATTATTTACAGTGGGGACCCATGTAAACCTTAACCTAGTGGAATGAAATTTACTACAGACTACTTGGAAAGTGAAAGTAATATCTCCGGACCAAAGGGAAAAGAAAGATGAGAGGTAAGAAAGCCTAGAATGAAATTGTCTACGCCCATTGTTGACAACCCACGAATACAACATTGGGGAGACGGGAAGACGAAGCAGGACATCACCAGAATTCTTCTCAGGGGGAATGGTCTCCATCAAGATAAGCGAAGGTTTGGACACAAAATCAATAAAACTAGGGTTACCTACGGACAAAATCGAAGGGCTGCTAGAGTTAAAGATAGGCTTAGTTGAAAGAGAAAGGGAAGGAAGATGCGAAGACATCGAAGCAATATCCTGCGGGAATAAGGTAGCCGTGGCAATGGAAGAGCTCGGTCTCTCCTGCACCTCGTCGTCGCCACTGCCTGATCCAGCTTGAGCCTTAGGTCGAGGTGTCTTTGCAGCTGGGGCAGATGACGTTGAGTCAGGAGCAGAACTTTGTTCAGAGGGTACTCCAATTGAGAGATACAAGCCTCGAAAGGTGTCAGTTAGGCGCGGAAGCGCCAGGGGCTTGTAGTTCAGAGACTTGTACGTTCTGCCTTCTAACTCAGGCTGCACAAAGGAGGCATAGACCGTGACCGAGATGGGCGTATCAGTTGACTCACCTGCGGAGATGAGGGGATTGACGACCCAGAGCTCGAAAATTCCAAGCGAATAGAGCTTTCGGACTTCTTCGCTAGGAGAAGTCTCAGAAAACGCCTCCAAGTGTAGCCAAGGAGCGAGGCTAAACCAAGGTATTTCCAGGTCCACGACATCGGAGGAATTAGCAGAAACAAGGGTAGAAGGGTACTGGGAGAGAGTGTGGACGTTGTCAAAGGACGTTGGGGAAGCTGTAGCTCCAGAAGCACGTGTTGTCTTCCCAAGTGCAAACGGTCTCCAGACTGCCAGAAGCATGCCGTAGTGATACAGCGTGCCGTTAACCCTAATCTGGACTTTAAGTCCTGATCGGAAGTAGGTGAAGTTTGCGAGTTTCTTCCAGATCGAAGGGATTTCAAACAAGGCATCAGGGAGCGCTGCACGGTATACACATGATCCTGCAACATCTTCTCTCTTCCAGAGAAAAGTTGAAAGACTGAAAGGTCGGGACAAGAATTCACTGAGCGTAGGGGAACGAAAAAGCTGGGGAACTTTCTCAGTTGACTTTTCCACTTGAACTTCAATCTTATTAGATTCGTCGAGGAATTGAACAGTTTGCTGATTCTCCACAAGCGCGTTTTCACGACGCATGGGATCACCATTAGATGCAATTTCTTGCGGCTTTTCTTCTACTTGTTTAGTTTGCGACATTCTCATGAATTTTAGTTTGTTTAAGTGACTCAAGAATTCAACAGAGGTGAGTCGTTTCTCTGAGGGGCACTTTTGGACAAACCCACTAACCAGAAGTACCAAGGCGTCCGAGGGTTGCTAATCGACATCTGCCAGGGTGAGGTCCACCTCTAGCTTCAGTCTTTCAGCCAAGGCATCTTTATAGAGGATTAGCGGCACATCCACTCCGGACTTGACGCATTCTTCGAAGATCCTCGCGGACCAACGATTGTATATCTCCTCCGGGTGGTGAGTCAACTCCAACATCACACTTTTGACAGCTTGTTTCAGAGCTTCTTTTGCTTCCAGTGGCGTCTTTGCTTTCACCCAATTCAAGATGTCCAAGACTTTTTCCAATTCCATTGGCGCATCAATTCGACCATCATAGGAGACAAACTTTCGCTTCAGATACTGCAGCTTCTTCTCTTCAAGTTCCACTGCAATGTCTGTAGACTTGTCCGGCATCGTATACTCGATACCAAACTCCTCCATTTTCCGCGAGATGGTCTGCATGTTGAACCAAGGGAACACGACATCTGAGACTCGGCAGATATGGTCGTCCCCAAAGGCTGCGAAGCTCACGTGCTTAGAGTAAGAATTCACTGCCTTCGAGTAAGACCATCCTTGTTCATGGGCTAGAAGCGCATACACCACACGGAAGAGCGCTGAATTAATCAGAGAGTTATAGACTGCTGTGAGAGGGATCCCAGACGGCATCGATTGATGCACTCTGTAGATGATTGCACCTCCCATCCCTAGCACCATTCGCTCGCTGGTGAAAGCCTGTCTTATCAACGTGGCTCTAAGAACAGCGTGCTCAGGCCTATAGTCAGGGAAGCGCTTGTAGAATGATTCAACCAGAGGCAACAAAGCAAGCGCAATCTGGAGGGGCGTTCTTTTGTCCCAAGCTCCATAGTCACCAGCAATCCAATGAGATCCCTTCATCTTAAGTCTCTTGTAGAGTGCAGCCCACTCTTCACCGTGCACATTCAGGCCTACAGAAACCTCACTGTCAACATGGTGCGACATCAGATGTGCCAGAAACTTCAGGAAATACTTTCTCATCAATACATTGAAGTCGAACGGACAATTCGAAAAGACGCGCGTCTTGCCAATCTCAACCGAAGCCAAGGGCAATCGTTCATCTTTCAGCGTGTCCACCATTATTGCAGGACAAGTCAAGCCTTGCAAGGCGAGCTCCTCACGGTGCTTCACCCTGTTTAGCAAGACATCGCCCATCTCCCAATTGACTTCATCCACTTGCTCCAGCCAGGTAGATTTCCCACCAGCCAGAACATATGGGTAACCAGGGGAGGTATGCATATCCATCCGACGAATGTAGTCTGAGCCAGTAATTCCATTGATGATTTCAAAATCTGTTAGGAGACCACGATTACCACCAAGCTGTAACTGATCGACCTCCAGTTGAGCATACTCAAGGGTCATCTTCGCTGCCACCAGATCGACCACCTCCTGAGGCAGAACAATCTGAGGTTTCTCTAACTTCCCGAGAGCACGCTTGTAAGGATCTACCAGCACGCCATCTGAATTCAGGTATCTACCCAGATGGGCAGGGGCAGAGAGAGTCTCAACCACCTTGCCGTGGATGGGGCTCTTCATCAGAGACGTGAGCGTCATCCGGGCAGGACAATGCTCTGGTATTGGTGTCATCACAATCTCCATGTTTGTATCACAGTCATACCAAATTTCTTTTTCTCCATCATCAGTGTCTTCTTCATGGTACTCGCAATCGAAGAATTGCTCCACAACCTCGCGGTTGTAGGCAACCTCTAATTGCTCACTTTGACGCAGAGAGAACTTACTCAGGACCGTCTTCAAATAGTCTTCTGTCACAAAGCTGCCAATGCCGTAACCTGGAGCTCCGGCCACATGAATCCCCAAAATCTTGCGATTGGATTGTGGATCCACCTTCACCACTATCGAGCCACACTCACCTTGCTCTGTATCGCCAAGATAATCGAAACCCGTGAGGATTTCAATCATCTTATTATCGTCGCCTTCGTAGCTCTGGCGGCCTTTATAGGTCAGCGAGCGCAGTTGTTTGGCGACGAAGCGAGTCACTGTCTTATCTTCAGTTTTGGCCTTGGGTGTGACTAGATAAGCCTGATCAGACTTCCAGTCTACATCCTCAGCAGTGACAAATTTCGAGACAACTGATCTATAGGCTTTTGTAGTGGTATTCGGCAGCTGTACGAAAAGCAAGTCCTTCTCTGGATCCTGGTAGCTCTTAAGGTCTTTAACTTGAACCGTCCATGCTGGGCTTGTATTGGTTTTAATTTCAAGAACAAGCTCATCCAATGGTTTTGCGGCGGTTATATGACCAGGAACCATCAATAGCGTATCACAGATGAAGACACCTCGAAGGCGCACATTATATTTGACATTGCGAACAATTGCGAGGTTTCCATGAATGATCTCCATCACCTTCATTGCCTGTGGATCACGGGCGGCTTGGGCTTTAGGACCATCCTGGAGAATCTCGTCTACAAGAGCAAGACGATCTTCCTTTGATTCAGCTTCTGGTGGCTGTCGTCTAGACTTCCAGTCTTTAATAGCACTTATTAGCTTCAGTTTTGGAACGTGGATTCCTACCTTCGGGATATTGATGACTTCACCATCCACGAACTCAACTGTAGCTTCTTTCTGCTGTTTGTTGATAGTCACGACGACATCCGCGTCGGCCTCTGAAGTCTCAACAAACTTAAGAGAATCACCACCATCGAGTCTGAAGGGGCACGAAATCTTCACAACACTCGACTCGATTCGCACCTTATTTCGTCGTTTCGCCTTCGTCTCCAGACTTCCCGAAGGGTCACCTTCTTGAACTGAATCGTCTTCGATGCGCACACGATTTCTCTTGCGGGCCTTCGTCTCCAGCGATCCCGAAGGATCACCTTCCGTCTCAGGTTCAGCTTCAATGCGAACTGCATTCTTCTTCTTGGTCTTTGTTTCAAGGCTTGCAGATCCGCCAAAGCCTTCACTCTTCACCTCCGTCTTTCCTGACCGCTTCCAAAAGAGGAAGAAGCCCAGAATAGATAGAGCCAAAGCAGCAAAGGCAGCAAGGACGGCCATCTTCTTTATTGCTGCAAGGATATCGTCAAAGACCTTCTTTCCAGCTTCCACTGCAGAGTCCAGGATGGAATAGGCTATGTCTCGGATTGACAGCTGCCGCTTCAAGTACTCCTGTGTTCTTACAGCCTTGCCACAAATCATCACATATGGTTTCCGAATCCATGACCACCATGAGCGGTCTTGGGTGACTTTCTCACGATCAACCACTTGATAGTAGTTGAGCATGATGCGAACTCCTTTCGTCCAGCCACCAAGAATCATTTCATTTAGCGACCATGGCGCTCCAGAAGGCTTGTACGTGATGAAGTGAGCGGAAATTTCCTGCAGCATCAGAAGCTCCTCCTCAGTCCATCGATCACCATCGGACTTTGGCATTCGTTCCATCGACCAATGCTTTGCCAATTGCTCGTGCACTGTTCGGGTAGCAGGATCCCTGCAAACCTCGAGCAGATGCTCCAACTGGTCCTCAGGAGAAGGCGCAGACACATCGGGACATCCAGGCAGCTCACAAAGTGTCGTGGTATTCCAGACGCCAGGATGTCGTGTAGCCGGGGCAAAGCAAGGATCCTCCATTCGGAAAGTGCTACGCAGGGGGACTCTTCTCTCTGTCACCTCCGCATCACCTTCTCCTTCTCCAGCTTGAGCCTTAGCGTTGTAGTAATTGTTAACCAATTCACGGCATTGCTCAAGCGAGGCATTTGGAGTTTTCCAGCCTGTAAGAGCGGCAAGGTGATTCTTGGGACGGCTAGGACCTGCAAGTGGAACCAAAGGTTCTGTGGTCAAGATTGGATCAACATCTTCTTCTGTTTCCCGCTCCTCATCTGAATCTCCATGATCCAATTCCACTGCAGCTGGCACTGGCATGGAAATCTCTTGAGATGCGGTGAGATTTTCCAGGAATTTCTGCATCTCCTCATTCTGCTGCTGCAGATTCCGATTTCGATAGGTTGACGCAATCTTTTTCATGCGCTCGGCCATAGCTCCAGTGATCTCAATCGGTCTATCCAGAGCTTCTTCTTTGCAAATCTTATTAATGTACATCATGGCCATCACTTGAATGAATTCATCCCAGACCATTGGACCGTGTGCAAGCACAAAATCCGACTTGTCGGGGTTCACTCGATCGTGCTGCCACTTATACATCTTGTAGACTGAAACGCATGGGTCAAATGTCATTGCTGTTCGCGGATCGTTCACACGTATCACCTCGACCATGGCGTCAAGCCTGCGACCAAAGGCCTCATAGCTACGAATATGGTCTTGGATCAACTCTCTTGATGGTTTGACATTTGAGGTCAAAGCAATTATCGGGGAATCAAAGTAGGTGCCCGATTTCGCCTCACACATCGCCATGTCCAAATGACATGGATTTCGAGAACCAAGATCAATCAGGGCGCCAACTTCACTCACATTGTTCGTGATATCTCGTGTCTGCAGAAAATCGTCAAAGAGGACTAGCGGCTGATGAGCATACCCATCCCAATATTGGGTGGTACGCGATTTCTGGAACTTTCCTCGTGCGAGATCGAAGGTCTTTCCATCAGCATAGAGCAGATGCGTGACTATCTGATCAATACTGAAAGATTTTCCGACATCTGACTGTCCAAAGAGATAAAACATGAAAGGCTCGTGCTTTGGCTTCCTGTCAGCATAGGAGTGCTCGAAAACTTTAAACCACTCCTGGACCTTTCGCAAATTCTCCGTCACAAGTCGAGACAAAGATCCTATCCCTGGAGCTGTCTTAGAGCATAGCTTCAGGGAGATCTCTTCGCCCTTCTTCTTCAACCTGACGATTTCTCCTTGGACCTCTTCTGAGTAGCCGGCCATCGCGGCTCCAGAGACCAGACGGGTTATCTCGCCTGACGTCACGTACTTCAATTCAAAGTCATTTACCTCAGTGATCCAGTCTTTGGCAACACCCAATGTATCACCAACAATCTCACGGGCTTCCTTTTCAGTGTAGCCAAAGAGAGTTACCTGAACCATAACCACAAATGCCTTGAAGTAGGTTTCAAACCACTCGTAGACACTCTTGGTATAGCTCAGGGACTTGGAGAGATAATCCATCTTTGCTACACGYGCTTTAAAAGTCGCTGAATCGATTTTTGTACCTGGTACAAATGCCTTCGTTAACTCCATCATTGTTGTAATGAAATTCTCATTCATTATGAGGTCTTCATCCACCTCTTTCTTTGCCTGGGCTTGCGGGAGCACCCTCTTCTTAATCACGTGCACGAAGGAGTGCTGCAGCTTGGAAGCGAGCGAGGAGAAACTTTCACCAAGCTCTGAAAGAATCTCATTTGCAATGATGCCTCCACACGTCAATATGGAGGTCCAATTCTGATTGATCAGGATGTTGATCATGGCCAGAAGGATATTCGTCATACACCTACGCAGAGCTGCGAGTGAAGCGAACTTTGTACTCAGTGTCATTTGTAATGCATCGATGGAACTAGTGATGAGAGTGACCTGCTCCATCACAAATTCCTCAAGCTGTTCGCGCCGAGAGATACGAGTATCAGCAATCGGGGGAATTTCTGATTTTTCCACTACTACCTCAGGAGACTCTATCCTYTCCCCAAGGACACTTGTTGATTCAGGGTCGGGGGCATCGTCTCCCTCTGCCTTATCGGATTGGATCCGAGGAGATCTCACGGGAAGAACACGCTCTGAGAGTTTTCCTTTGCGAATCAAATCTGAGACGAGGCGAGTGTCACGTCCGTACTTTTCTGCGTCTGTCAGAATCTGATGCGCGAACTGGGATTCTGGCCAGTACATCAGGAGTGACAGCCAGAAAGCGCGTGAGTTTCTCTGATTTGCATAGACCCTTGCAAACTCACATCTACGGCGCATCAACTCGACATCCAGAAGACCTTCGTGCCATTCACAGTTCTGGAAGAACCACCTGCACTTGTAGGGGCACGGACTCTTTGTTCGGTTCATCTTTGTTCTTCGAGGCTCCATTGGGAAGACAGTGTGAAGATGATCATACGTAAAGTGGAAGAGAGTGTACGATCGAGTGAATAAGCGACGTGACTGGTGGAGAACAAGAAAGGATTCAAGATCCAAGTCACCGATTGCCTTGTCCATCCTAACTGAATCCAAAGCGTGGGGAACTTCACGACCATTCATGAAAGGAAAGTCTTGAGAATCAGCGTAGAGGGTGAAATCTTCTGAATTACGATTACGGGTAGCTTGTTTAGCAAGGGAATCAAAGTAATGCTCAAAAATTAATTTATCAAGCTGAACAAAATCATATTTATTTTCATTGTTGATAAAAGAGGAATAAGCTGGGGTAGGATTACAAGCATAAGCGACAGAAGAAAGATGATGAGGATATTCAAGGAAATTGGAACCAAAATAAAGCGAGCGAATTTCTTGAGGCAACTTCGAGGAATTATCTACATCAAGTATCTCCATGGCCTGAGACACCTGCTTCAACCTTTGCTCTTCTGCATCCACGCGTAGTGAATCCAGAGTAGCATCCTTCTTCATCTCAACTACCTTCCAGACCTCACCAGGAGGAGGGTAGCAGCACTTACATTTATCATTCATTGAAGTTAAGAACTTCAAATTGCGTTTTTCAGGAGTCCGCCTCTCTCTATCATCATTGCACTTTGTCGGAGTGTGCGTCTCCTCATCTTCATTCATACATTCATTCATTATATTAGCGCACTTTGTCGGAGTGTGCACCTCCTTGCATTCATTCATATATTCAT